TACATAAAGTATATGATACTATGCTTGCGGATAGGGTCATTTATAATGGGAAGTACTCACAAGCTTATATAAGGCGATTTAAGCGCTTTTCTTTAGCTGGTGTATATTACCATTACTTTGAAAAGACAGTGTCTAAAACAGAACGTAACGAATTCTTATCATGGCATTCTAAACCATTTACATATGATCAAATAATGTACGGTGCTAAAGATGTACAATACCCATTAGAAATAGTAGAAGCACAGAAACATTGGATAAAAAAATATAAGTTACAAAAAACTATTAGTTTAGAAAACAAATCTATGTTAGCTGTAGCAGATATTGAATATAATGGAATATATATTGATGAGAATAAATGGTTAGATTTACATAAAAAATATTCTTTACGTATATTAGATACTATACAGGAACTTGATGAATTACTTATTCAAAAAGAACCTAAATATGAGCAAAAAGCATTTCAGCTCTCATTGTTTGAAACTGATGTAAAACAGAGAAAGACAAATGTAAATTGGAATAGCGACCAACAAGTTTACAAAATACTTACAGAAGTATTTAATGTATTCCCTGAAGACAAGGATGGCAACCCTAGTTCAGGAACACCAGCACTTTTGCTTTTAAATGAAAAACTTAAATTTGTAGATAAATTAATACAATATAGGAAAGAAGCGAAAGTAATCAGTTCATTTGGTAAGGCCTTTTTAGAAAAACATCTCGGAGTAGATAATAGACTACATTCACAGTTCAATCAAATGGTTGACACAGGTAGAATGAGCAGTCGTAACCCAAACATGCAACAAATACCAAGTGATGCTGAATTCAGGAAAGCTTTTGTAGCACCTGAAGGAAAAGTAATAATATCAGCTGATTATGCTAACCAAGAAGGTAGGATAATGGCTGATAAAGCAAAAGATAAAGACTACATTGACTTTTTTAATAACGGTGACGGTGATGTACATTCATTCGTAGCCACTAAGATGTTCAGTGCAGCTTTTAATAGGGAATTCGTAGTAACAAAGAACAATGAAAATAAAGAGTATCGGCAGAAAGGTAAAATACTTAATTTCATGATTAGTTTCGGAGGCTCTGCTTTCACACTTTCAAAAATTTTAAAAATAAGTATTAAAGAAGCTGAAAAACTTATTGATTCTTTTTATTCTGGATTCCCTACTTTAAAGAACTTATTTAACAAAAACAAACAATACGCTTTAAAGAATGGTTATATTCGTACCAATTCTATTACAAACAGGATCAGATGGATACCTGAATGGGAAGAATATCAAAGCTTAAACAACAAAGAGTATTACGAATTAACTAAAGAAGAACGTAGTAGGAAGGCTAAATTAAAGGGCAGAGTTGAACGAAAAGGTATGAATACTCCAGTACAAGGTACTGCAGGAGATATGACCAAAACAGCCCTTATATTAGCTCGTGAAGCCCTTCTAAAGAAAGGTATTAGACCTACTAAAGAAGCACACATAAAACTTGTTAATGCAGTGCACGACGAAATTATTATAGAAGCGGATAAAAAATTCGCAGAATTTGCTTCAAGCATTTTAAAAAATTCTATGGAACAAGCTGGTAAGTATTTTATTAAATATATTGAAATGTCAGCTGTACCAGAAATTTCTGATCATTGGAAACATTAACAACGTAGGGCAACTCCAACTGTGCGGAGTCTAGTCGTGTACTAGAGTACTCGAAATGGTACTTGCCCCTATTGTTGTTTTCATTTTCAAATAAAAATAATGTTAAATCCGAGCAATCATATAAGAGACCAATAACAAAACAGTTCCAAAATATTTAGCTCTATAATACTTAGCTAAGTATGGAACTTAAAATTGAAACCAAGTTTCTGTTAGATAATAATTTATCTCCTAATGAAGCTGTTATTTTAAATCTTTTACATGAGAAAAGAAATAAAGTAATAAAGGAACTATCTACTAAAATGAGGTCAGATCCATTTGAAATAGAAATTCCTAGATTAAAGGAGTTAGAATTAATTGAAGGTAATACTTTATTGTCTTTAAAACTAACAGAAAAAGGACTTGAACTTGTAGAAGCACGTGATTATTTTAACGAATTGCTAGAAGCTTTCCCCTCTTCAGTTGTACGAAAGGATGGAAAAACAGCATATCTAAGGACTGCAAAAAAACGTAGTCGAGATATGTATTTTAAAATAACTCGCAAGCGTAAAGATATTCATGAACATATACTAAGCTGTTTAAAATATGAAGTAGAAAAACGTACAGAATCTAATGAGATGATGTGGTTTAAATCTCTGCCTAAATGGTTAGAATCAGAAGAATGGGAAGTATGGGGTGAGAGAATGAAAGAGGAAGAAAGAAGTAATATTCTAGATAAGCCTAAAGAAACTGCTTATGGAACAGAACTTGAATAAAGTCTTGGAATATTCCCATATCTCTAAAGCTTCTGATGAAATTATAAACTATATTATCCACAGAAAAGAAGGTAAAATAAAATCGCTTAAAACTCGTTGGAAAAAGTTTAATCGACTTACGATGGGAGGCATAGAGCCTAATGTAATAATTACCATAGCAGGTATAAGCGGTAGTGGAAAATCTAGTTTTGCAAATAGCTTAGAAACTGATCTATTTGATCTGAACCCCGACGTTGAATTCGTCGTGCTCTCATTTAATTTTGAAATGCTTTCCTCACGACAAGTGGGTAGAAAAATTTCTAGTAAATTAAATAGAACCACTAAAGAATTGTATAGTGGTGACTCTTCTGTTAAACTTAATTCTTCTGATTTAGAAGCTATTAAGTCTGAAGCAGAAAAAATTAAAAAATATGAAATCTACTATGTAGATATGCCAGGCAATGTGGAGGAAATAGAATCTACTATAGATTATTTCCTGAGAACCAAGGCTAAAAATAAGTGGTTGATAGTAATGTTAGATCATACTCTACTTACTAGAGGTAAAATGGGTGATTCTGAAAGGAAAATACTTGCTGATCTTCAATATATGTTTATGCGTAAAAAGAAGATAGGTAAAACATCCATTATACAATTATCTCAAATGAATAGAGATATAGAAAGTAGTGATAGAGTAACTAATCCATCCATGCACTTTCCTATGAGGAAAGATATTTTTGGGGGAGATAGTCTTTTTCAAGCTTCTGATTACTTAATTGTAATTCATAGGCCTGAAATGTTAGGGATAACCAAATATGGAAGAGATGGTTGGCCAACTAACAGTAAAGTCTATCTTCACATACTAAAAAATAGGGATGGTGAAATAAAGGTCTTACAATTTGAGAACAATTTAAAGTACAATCGGATAGAAGAACCACCTCGTGGTGATCCTGCCGAACCTGTATTAGAGTTAAACAACAATAATAATTAAGCACATTGCCATATGAAACTTAAAAGTAAAAATAACGCATTCCTGATTAAATTTTCAGATACAGAATCATTGGAAAAAGGACTTTGGGTAACTGCTCTTATCGCTCTGTTGGAAGTAGCTCCGTCTCTTCGTGTAGAAGGTCTGAACTATTCCAAACGTAAAGGTGGAGAAGTTAAAACTCCTATTCTTGAAATTCGTGAAGGTAACGATTATCTCGAAATAGGTGAATACCGTAAAGTTTCTAAAGATGTAATTGGAGTGGGAGTAAGTAATTCTTTCCACGTTTCCTTTGAATCTTTGGATGATTATCGTCTTTCTGAAATTCTTCCTATTTATTCCGTACCGGTGTATGACTTGGAAAAAGACTTCGATAAAATTCTGAATAGACTTTTTGATTATGCAGATGAAGTTTTCCCGGCAGCAAGAAGAAGGAAAGTAAAGAAATCTGAAGAATGTGTTAATATAACTTATCATTCTAATTTTATCCGTGTAGGAAACTCACGTATTGATTATGATGATGAGAAGGCCATCAAAAAACTTCTGGGTAAAAAGAAAGCACCCAAGAAAGAAAAGGTGGTTGAATATTCACTGAAAAATATAATCGTAGTATAAAACTAATGTAATTAATGGCAACACCTATTCTCATAATGGGTCCTCCTGGTACTGGCAAAACTGCCAGTATTAGGAATTTGGATCCTGCTGAAACATTTTTGATTCACGCAGATGAGAAGCCATTGGGTCTGCCTAAGTCTTCGACTAATTACAAAACAGTTTTAAAAAATAACGGTAAGTTAGATTTGCAAAAGAGTAACTATTACGAAACGAACGACCCTGTGTTGATTCAAGAGCTTCTTAAAGCTATATCTTCCAATTCTCCACATATTAAAACTATTGTTCTGGATACTTTAACAAGTGTTATGACTAATGAGTACATGACGCGACTGAAGGAAAAAGGTTTTGATAAGTATGGGGATTTTGCTAAAGATACCTACGACATTATAAAATTAGTTAGGGGTTTACGAGACGATCTAACTGTAGTAATTACTGCTCATTCTGAGGATAATTACGATGTCGAAGGAGAATTAAAATCCTCTTTTAAAGTAATTGGAGGAAAACTCGTAAAAGAAAAATTGGTACCTGAATCATTTTTCCATATGGTATTATTTACCGATGTGGTAATGAAAGACGGTAAACCAAATTATTACTTTTTAACGCAAAATAACGGTAAAAATACTTGTAGGACTCCGTTAGGATTATTTTCAGAATATCGTATCCCAAATGATCTCAAATATGTTATTGAGGAATACAAGGAGTATGAAAAATAAGAACTATGTATAAAATAACTGATTCAGTTCTAGCTACAAAAGCTCCTTCTTACATTGGTGTAGGGATACATGAAGTTGAGCTCTCAGAAATTGTCCTAGATGTTTCTAAGAATAATAAAACATTTTTTGCTTTTTACTATGTAAATGAGCAAGGACAAAAACTGTCTAAAACAGAATGGGAAGTAAATCTTCCTGAAGATATGAATAGTCTAACTCCAGACAAAAAAAGAGCATTTGAAGCTGTAATCCAGCAACAAATGAAACGGATACTTAAAGTTGCAAAACTATTTGTACCCGAAGAAGAACTGAAGATAGACAAAGATTTTAATACTTTTAAAGAATTTTGTCAATTTGTAAAAGACAAGATTGGTGATAAACATAAAGGTGTTAAATTAAGGATTAAAGCTACGTATGATAAGAATGGTTGGGTTACAACACCTAGCTATACTTATGATTCCATTGAGTGGATAGAAAGAGTAGATAAAGTACCTGCTGAAAAATCTCGGATTCAAATGATTGAGGGAAGAGATGTTACAGTAAGACCTAAATTAGGTAATGAAAGCAGGTCTAAGAATCCTTTACTGGATGATTCCAATACCAACTCCAAGGTTACAGATATTCCAGCCGAAAAGAAAGGGGATGATTTACCATTCTAATAATTAATAACCTACCCCTTCGGGGGTGGGTTTTAATATTTTAAATTATGTGTAAAATAACATTTAAAGCAGAACATGCTAGATTGGAGTATGTATACTGTGCTACTGTGAATAAAGTAGAAAAAGAAATTATGAAAGCTGCTTCTAAAGGAAACGATAATGTTTCTGTAGATGTTCCAGCTGAGTTTAGAGTACGTCTTTCTCAAGATTTACGTCTTGCTGATTATAAAGCAACTGTAATATATTATGGAAACAGGGAGATAGCAACTATTAACATAGCATGGTAATATGTATAATCCGGCAAACACTTTTAAACCTACTAAAGAGGACTTATACAAAATAATGTCAAATTATGATATTTTTGTACAATACTTAGGCTTTAAGCCAATAGTAGGGAAAATATACAAATCTCCTTTTAGACTTGATTTAAACCCTTCCTTTGGATTATTTAGGG